TAATTTAATTGTCAGCTAGAAAAGTTGACAACTGTTCTTTAACATTTAGAAAGTGAGAAAGTATGAACACGACTACTACGTGTGCGAGCAATCGCGTGTGGATTGAACTCGACCCTCCCCAGCCCGGCCATCCTGAACAAGGTCATGACCGAGCGGCTGCAGCCACCAGGCTCTTGGCCAAATTGGGGATTGACTATAAGACGTACCCGGCGGTCTGGTTTGATGAGAAGAAAGGCAAGTATGCCTTCACCCAATCATCGGCCGGCACCTTCACCTGGGCCTCGGACCATGGTCACTGGTTCAATTTAGACAGACTCTCCGCTTAATCCCTGCAACCCCAAACCCGCCAGCTTAACCCTGGCGGGTTTTTTACTGCAACCCCACCCCCAGCCATTCCTTGTGGTCGCCTGAGAGCATCTTGGCGGCCACTTCCATGGGCATCAGCTCGCCAAACTCAATGTCTGTGATTTCTGCACAGGTCATCACCGGGCCGATGAGGGCATACTTCTGCCCACCAGCGGTGAGGATGACCACCTGGACCATGGGCCGTGGCCCGAGGGCCTCGACGATGTCTTGTAGAGACGGTGTCACTGGTCGACCTTCTGCCACCCGGGCCCGGCATCTCCTTGTTGGATGCCCAGGTCCAATGAGAGCTTCTCGACTTCGTTGGTCAGGTACCGGACTTTTCCCAAAAGCTCTTGCGATTGGGCGGCCAGCTGCTCCATTTGGTCGTTTTGGACTTCGATTCTTCTGCGCAGGCCGTTGATGTACTCAAGAGTTTCTACGCAGGTGATCGGCTGCGGTGGGTTTTCTGTTGAAAAGATGGCGGGTCTCATGTGTTGCGTTCCTTCAGCTTAATTTCAATGTCTCGGATTGTTTGAATTAAAAGCGCACGTAACGCCTGATCTTTCTTTTCACCCACATTCCAAATTTCTCTGCGTTCTTCCTCTGTCAGCCCTTGCCAGGGACGAACGTAGGTTTGGATGTCATCGTCGTCCAGCCCTTTTAGGGTGGTGTAGAGGATTTTACATTTGGAGCAGACCCAGTCATGTTTTTTGCTGGTGCCTGACTCTTGCCATTGGTGGTCACAGGTCATTGATTTCTATCCTTCATCCAGGCTGAAATAAAACCGTACATAAAGGACAGTACGGCAACAAACAAAACCCCAATGGCTACGTCAACAAGTAAGTCGATCATTGGATTCTCCCGCGCATGCCCTCGACTTGGGCGCGTTGTTGGTCCATCAGCTCGTCGCGTTGGCGGCAGACCAGCTTGTACATCTCGTCCAGGGTTTCGACGCGGCCTTGCATTTCCTGGCGCGCCTCTTCCCTGCCAGCATCGCGTTCTTCTTTCAACCGGCCGTGAAAGGCATTGGCCAAACATTCGATGAACACCTTGGCAGACTCGGCAGCATCGCCTTCAAAACTCATCTCGGGGCCGTTGAAGTCGAGCTTGCCCACTTGCTTGCCAGTGCCGCCTTCTAAGTTGTTGTGAAAAGTGATGTTGTAGTTGGGCGTGGGGATAGCAAACGTGTACTCCGGCGGGGTCGCGTAAACAGTTGTCGGGTCGATGCGCTCGCCGTCTCGACTCCAGGCCGACCCAATGGTCGCAATGTCCTGGAACATGTCCATGGTCCGTTGGTCATAGGTACGTGGTCCAGTAACCTCGCCGCAATGTGTGCAGCGCAGCTGCTCTGTGCCTTCGATGAAATGCCAGTCGTGTTTGCATGTCATGGTAATCCTTTCAATGCGGTGTAAACATCCGCCAGAGGCCCTACTTGCCAAAAGCGGCCCTTGTCAAGAATGAGCACTGCGCCGTGTGCGGTCATGCGCATGCGCTCGTTGGAATCAGGGGCTTCGCCGCAGTCCAGCGCAACATACTCAGGGTCTTCGCACTGCTTAACCACACGGCCCTTCATGTCCGCCATGGCCTGCACGTCTTCAAAGAGAATAGTCATTAGAACTTCTCCCGATAAAACTTGCCGATGACTTCAGCCAGCTCTGCAATGTGAAAGTCACCGCCTTCGCCTCCGGCGTCGCTGATCCAAATCATGCCTGGCTGCATGCCTGGGGTGAGCACCCAGCCGGCCACGTGGACCTCGTAGCGTTCTCTGCCATCCTTCATGCCCTGGTCATAGGCCACCTGGGCCTTGCACGCGTCCTCAAGGGTCATGAGGGTGTACTTCTGGCATTCTTCCCAGACAAACTTGGCGTTGTGTTCGCCGATGGCGCGTTGTTCAAACTTGGTCAATTGGGACCACCATTCTGTAAAGTTCATTTCTTTTGCTCCTTGATCCATGTAGCGATGCCCGCAAGGGTGTCGTTGCCGAACGCAGTCTTGAACTCATCAATCAACTTGAATGCAATGAGGTCCAGGGCCGCGTTCCAGCCTGCGGTGTAGTGTTTGGTGATGCCGTTAACTGCGCGGTCAACACTTGACTGTGCCTGCTTTGACATGCCGGCAACGAATGCCAGCTCAAAAATCTTCTGTTGGTCTTCGGTCAAAGTCTTGACATATTCCAGGGCCTCGTCCAGGCCCATGTGGTTATCAGGCATAGTCGCTCCTTTTAAACAGGCCCGTGATCCGTGACCAGGCCAACTTGCGCAGGGAGATGTTGGATAGCTTCGTGATTGTGCGGCCCATCTCCATGTTTGTAACCAGCAGCGCGTTGTAGTCTTTCGCTACATCCTTGCGCCCTTGCTCGCGGCCATCACTCCAGCCCTTGGCATAGGCCTCGGCTGCCACGTCCTTAAAGGTGCGGCGTTTGTATTTAGCAATCGTAGTCATCTTGGTTCTCCATGTGTTCAAAAACTTCTTCGTCGATGCGCACGCGCTCTTTGTCGGTCATCTTGACCTCAAGCCAAGGTGCGGGCCTGCCTTTGGTATCGAGGATTTCCCACTCACCTTCACCGCCTTCGGACGGTGCCCAGTTGTCGGGATGGCCGGATAGCCTGGCAGGCACGTAGCCTTCCCAGTGCGTCACGCGGATGATGCAAGGAATCCCGCAGCATGTGGATTCAAATTCGGTCATAGCGGCATGTCCCCGTGCCATGGCTCGTCAACCATGCGCTTTAGATTGAAGATAAACCTGTACTGCGGATGCACCTTGACGAACAGGCGCGCGTAGAACGCAATGTGGTTGTTGCAAATCTTAAAGTCCGCGCCCGTGGTGGTCATGACAACCTCCCAGCGGATGCGGTTGATGATGAGCCAGTGGCTGATCTTTCTGTGACCGGCGTTGACGGCGTCAAGCGTGAAGCGTTCAAAGTATTCCCAGACCTTTGGGTTCTCTGCATTAAACGCGTTGAACTCACGCTGCCTCAAATGAAACGGCGTGTTCATGCTCATACCTTGACCTCCAACAGCTCCTGCTCACTGTCCTCGTCGACGTAAATCGAGAACAAGGACAATTCAAAGCTGCCCTCATTGGTTTCAATGATCAGGTCCCTGGTAGCGTAGTGGGTAGCGTTCGCCTTGTTAAGACGAACCGCGCTCAAGCGTATGCTCTTGACGCGGTGAATGTTTAAACTGTAGTTCATTCTCTTTCTCTCTTTCTGTGGTTGGAACTTAAATTATATCTGTATCGTACCAAATGTGTCTAGTACTTTCCCCTAGATTGTGTAAAAAATCCACACTGCTACCAGGCAAAGGAGGTACACCTTCCACCTGATAGCTTTGAAGTACTCTTCAACGATCACCGTGCATTACCCTGCAGGCGATCGGCCACCAACTTGGCGTAGCCGGCGATGTCTACCCAGTGGTCAACCTTGTCGGGATTGCCGTTAACAATGCGCGCCATCTTGTGCACGATCATCTCCAGGGCTTCCCATTGGTCATCGGCGAATGTCTTGTCGTGTCGGCGTGCGTGGTCCGCGAGCAGTCGTTTGATACCCTGCATCAGTGCAGCACTGTCCTTGAACTTGCCGTAGTCCTTGGCCCGCTCGTCCAGGGTCTGGTCGATGTTGGTTCTTCTTGGATAAGCTCGGGCATCGGCATCAGTTCAGGCGGCTGCCATGCGTCTTGTACTTGCTTGCGCAGCTTGTACGTCATCGGCTTGGGGGCCTGGAACTTGGTAGCCACGTAGGTCACATTGGCGTCGGGGTGCTTGCGGAAATACTCTCTGATTTTGTCTGACTTATTCATGTTGCTTCCTTTTGAGTTTGAACGATTGCACGGGCCTTGCCCTGGCGGAGAACCGCCAGGACATGGTCGTGCGCTTTTTCTATGTCATA